GTCCATAGTAACAAATCACCACCGGTAAATGGTTCCGTTAGTGATTACATTGAGCTTAAGATTGAAGAGCTTGCAAAGATGGGCTATGAAAGTGGAAAGTTTGAATATCCGGAAATATCTCAGGATCTCGAAGCTCTCTCTCTAATTAATCACCTCGAATTATTCCACCAGCGAAAGCTAGCGGTACAACGCGAGCCTGATAACGACGAGAAAGAACGCATCGCGATTATGGTAGCCGATATGATGACACACAACAAATACGAACCTATCGTCGGCTATAAGTCTAAGGCTGCTATATTGGATATAATAGATTCAACAGCAGTCAAGGACAGTAAAAGCCCCGGACACCCATACCAAGGTCATGGATGGGTGAGCAACAAGCAAGTCCTAGAAAACTACACTAAAGATGGTTTTGTAGAACACGTCTTACGAGAATGGAACAATCGAGAGGTGGACATTAAAACGTTCATTAAAGCCGATCCAACTAAAAAGTCTAAGTTGGAGAAGGGCATGCCGCGCATGATAGCCGGTATGCCATTGCATAAGACCGTCCAAACAAACGCAATTTTGGGCGCCATATCTGACTCTCTAGTAGAGAACTGGAAGCGAAGTCCAATTAAGTTCGCTTTCAATCCTCAGCGACCTGGAGACATCGGACATCTAGAGGACTATTTTAAACTTGCACCGATACTCGATACTGATAAAAGCACGTTCGATTTTTCGGTTTATAAATGGGTGTACGAAGTGGTTATGCGCGTCGTACAACTTTTGGCCGTGCAGCCAGAAGGTATGTCCGATGGTGAGTTCGCCGAGTACTTGCTAGACGTTGAATTAAACTTTAAAACCGTATTTGAAGATGCAAAATATAGATGCACCAACGGTATGGTATTTAAAGCTTACTTCGAGGGAATAGTTAAGAGCGGCTGGCTCTTTACTATCGGATTTAATAGTATAGCTCAAGTCGTAATTCACGTCTTCGCTATGATGCTTATGGGAAAATCGCATGACACTATAGTCAACGATGAGACCTATAAAATTATGGCCGGCGGTGACGATGTAAAGCAAACTATGCCCAAAG